AGTTCATCGATGAATCTATCTTCGAATCCGCTCAAGATGAGCTGTATCTAGATATAGATGGGAAGAAGATCTATTTATGTCATTATCCGGATAGAACACCAGATTATTTCGATCTCTATCTATATGGTCATGTTCATGACAAGTGGATTCCAAAGCCGAAGTATCATTGTGTTTGTGTAGAGAACACAAACTATTTTCCAGTTAATATTTACAATTTAATATGAGTATAATATGCCAAAAATGAATATTGATAGATTTCAAGTTTACGGTACAGACATTGTGAACAGGATGACAGGCGAGATTATCTATTCGTCTAATGAATCGAATTTGGAGATTCAGAATCACTGCGATGTTCTGAATGGTCGAGTCCAAGCAGTTTGGGCCAGCGAAGAGCATCTGATGTGGGTTCCAGTCAAAAACTAATTTTGAAAATAATTTTTGAAATCGCTTGACACAAAAGATTGAACGAGGTATAATATGAATATGGATGATTTTAAAGATTTTCTTTCTCTAGCTGGTGTGATGGTCGTTATCTATATTTCGGTGGTTATTCTATAATGAAGGCTTATATCACAATCGGTCTTCCGGCTTCCGGAAAGACGACTTGGGCGAAGGAATTTGTAGAAAAGAATTCTACCGATTCTAATAACATCGTGCGAGTTAACAACGATGATATCCGTGCGGCGATTTATGCTGACTCTGGTAATTACGATTGGTCTCCTAAGGTTGAGAGAGAAGTTCGTGTGATTCGTGAAGATCTGATTAAAGAGAGAGCGAGTGTTCGTGCTGATATTGTGATCGACAATACTCATCTGAATCCGAAAACTCTAGAACAGATTAAATCGTTTTGTAAGTCTGAAGGATATGTTATTGAAATTGTAGACTTCAGACACGTTTCTCTCGAAGAATGCATTCGACGTGATTCCTTGCGTGAAGGTCCTTCGAAGGTTGGTGAGAAAGTGATTCGTGATATGTATACTAAATTCATGAGTGATTCATTAGATCGAAATGTTCCTGAGTGGAATCCAAATTCTCTGCCAGATTGCATTATCGTAGATATCGACGGGACTCTTGCTAAGATGAAGGATCGTGGTCCTTATGAAGAGCATAAAGTCTACCAAGACGATGTTCGCAAGCATGTTCTATTCACCATCGCATCGATGATGACTGCGAATCCAGAACTAAAGGTTTTCGTATTCTCGGGAAGATCAGAGGCTTGTTTAGGCGAAACAATTATATGGATTAACGAAAAGTGTGATCTTGTAGTAGATAATTATCTGAATTGGAATTTTAAAAATGATTGTGTTCCAGATTATTCTGTAGAATTACATATGCGTAAAGTAGGAGATAAGCGTCGTGATTCCCTGGTTAAGATGGATTTGTATAATGAGTATGTGAAAGACAAGTACAATACAATTGTTGTATTTGATGATCGTCCGCAGGTGATTCGTGAATGTTGGAAGGCTCTGAATCTTCCAGTTTTTCAGTGTGGTTTAATTGATGTTGAATTCTAAATAATAGGAGAAATAATGACAAAGCAAAAGCAGAGTGATATGACACAGAAGGAACGAGTATTGAAGGTTCTTTCACGAAAGAATCGGAATACCCTGACTGTTCGACAAGCAAAGACCGAACTGGGTATTGCTAATGTTCGAGCAGTTGTTTCGAGTCTTCGAAAGGAAGGTCATGATATCCAAACCGAAGCGAAGACTAATCGAGACGGTAGCGTAGAACTGTATTACGCACTATAAATATTTGGGGCGAAAGCCCCATTTTCATATATGTTACTTAAAACAATAACTCATTCGAAGATCTCTGATACTCTAATCGAACACATTATAGAAGACCCTAAGGGATTTAAGATGTTGATGGATGTCACTTTCTTCATCAACATTTTCATGTTTATCATTTCCATTTTATGGATAGCTTATCTATTTGTTACTACACCAGAAAATATTTTGTACTATTTTCCGCCATGTTTTCTATTTGTATTCTATTTTAAAACTCTGTTCTCATACAGAGAATATTTCAGGATTTTCATTGAAACCTTTATTCTACAATATGATATCTTGAAGAAGATTCAGAATATGTCTGATGATGAAGTAGAATACTTTTTCGCAGGGATCAACAAAGAATCTAAGAACAAGTTCTTATTGCAAAGAAAAATATTGTGAGGTGGGAAAAATGACGAAATCTGAATTGAAAGAGGCTATTGATAACCAGAGAAAGATTCTAACATCATTAGAGTTGTATTTTCTGAGTTCTGGAATGCTTCCAACTACAGACGAAACTATGAAATATCACTTAGAAAATCTGTGGGCTATAACAGAGTTTATCGGAGAATCGTTTAATCTGGAGTTGCTGAGTTTACAAGAAATTGTCAAAGAGGGACAGACTGCTATCGGACTAAATAACTTCTATCGGATGAACGTAAATGACAAAAATTCAATTAACTGATGTAGAAAAATTCAAAGAAGATAATTCATTGTGTATTCTGGTTTTCGGAGACACAACTTCTATCTTAACCAAGAGTCTATTCAACCTTATGTCTGGATTAGGGTGTGAAGTTCGTCTTCTTGATACAGAAGAAGATCTTCTTTCATATTCTACATTCAGAATCAGAACTACACCGATGGTTCATGTCTACAAAGATTCTGAGATTGTTGGTACATTTACACTCCCTATAGATATAGAAGGAGTAAAGAGATGTTTGGTATAATAGAAAGAATTCTGATCCTTATCAAAAATTTAAGCATTATCGCATTTTTTTGCGCTTCAATATTCTTTCTATTCAAAATTTCCAATACAATTGACTCTCTAGAAAAAGAAGTAATACAGACTAATTCTATCATTCGATCTGAGATTCCTCTTATTCGTGGAGAAGTAATCAAGACTACAAATACTGCTCTACTCAAAATAGATAATCGTTTAATCTCAATCGAGAAGAATTTATTCTCTAGAATCGATGTTATAGAATCTAAAACATTTAACTCTATCGATAAACTACATGCGAATCTAGATAAGATCACAGAAGAATCTATCCTGTTATCCAAGGATTATAGAACTATTCCTGTTAATATTAGTGGGATAATGACACCATTGAATGCTAGATTAGATTGCAAATATAATGATTCTTGTTGGCCGAATCTATTCACTGATGTTCTGATAGATACAAGAAACACAGCAAGAACAGCTTCAAGTTCTTTTATTCTATTCAACAGAGAAGTCCCTAAAATTACTTCTGATGTCAATAAAGTATCAACATCTTTTGCTGTTGGATTACCTGTGGTTATTGACAACACTAGTAAAATCACAAATAATATTAATAGAATCACTAAGCCACGCTGGTACGACCGCCTCATCGGCGCAGGAGTTAACGGGTCTATGATATGGTTTAATATTAATAGTTCAAGATAAATATATAAAAAGGAGGTAATAACAAAATGAAATGGTTGAAGAATCTATTTGGATCAGTGAAATCTTTCTTCGTTAAGTTATTCGGAGTTGACGCCGAAGATTTTATGGATCTAATCGAAAAGCTATCGCCGCTAGTCAATAAAGCATATCCTATTGTAAAGAAGATTGCTGATTTGACACCAAACAAAACAGACGATGCTATTCTAGCAGCATACGAATCTCTCGGTTTCACTGGAGTGTTCAAACCAGGAACCGATAAAGGTTTAGCTCTTAGAGATCTAGCAAAGAAAGTTTTGAATGCTACAACTGCAAATCCAGTTTCCGATTATTTGGCAAACACTGCTATTGAATTAGCATATGCTAAATTCAAAGAATCTAAGAAAGATGAATAATTGGTTTAAATTTCTACGTTCTATAGAAAGTGAAGGAGGATCTGTTCTAATACTGATCCTCCTCATAATTATGTTCGCTACATTCGTTAAGTTAGGATTTAAAGATGCTGAATCACAATTGTACTTTATTTTAGGTGCTCTAGTGGGACTATTAAAAGGAAAAGGTGGAAATTCAGAATCTGATGAGACAGATTTGACTGTAAAGAAAAAGTAAGGTATAATTAACTATATGACTGAATTGAAATATTACAAAATTTATGATGATGTTATGGATCCGCATTATGCGACAGTAGATTCTGCTTGTTTTGATATCCACGCTTATCTGAAAGACGAAAAGATTCGTATTAAGTGTTATACACCATCAAACAGAGAAATTACTGTCGCAGTTTTTGAAGACGCAGTTTCAATTAAACCAGGCGACAGGATGTTGATTCCAACTGGTCTTATTTTTGATATTCCTAAGAATAATTCTGTCCGAATTCATGTTAGATCTTCTGTTGCATTTAAGCAAGGATTATTTCTAGCGAATGCTGAAGGAGTGATTGATTCAGATTATTTCCATGAAACATTTGTTATGTTAGTCAATACCAGTATGCATACAGTTGTAATCAGAAATGGTGATAGGATTGCACAAGGCGAACTGGTCAAGATCGAATCGAATGTTCTCGCAAGAACTTTAGATAAACCAGAACAATCTACAGATCGTGTCGGGGGAATTGGTTCTACTGGGAGATAATTATGATTGTTAATCGTGATGAATGTTTGGATTTTGATGATGTTATGATCGAACCTAGGATTACTGGGATCTCTTCAAGATCCCAAGTTAATCTAGAATATGAGTATATTAACGAATCAAAAGGAATATCTTGGAAAGGAGTTCCTATTATTGCATCTAATATGGATAAGATTGGTACAATCAAGGTTGCCAATGTATTATCTGGATACAAGATGTTGACTTTTTTACATAAATTCCACACTGTTAGAGAATTGAGAGGAAGAGATTATGATCCCGAATTTATTGGCATTTCTGCTGGGATTTCTGCTTTTGAATTTGAAAATGTTAAAGAAATATTAACCTATAATCCTAGAATCAAATTTATCTGTTTAGATGTTGCTAATGGATATATGTTATCTTTTCAGAAAGAAGTTCGTAGATATTCTAAAGAATTTCCAGATAAGTTTATTGTAGCTGGAAATGTTGTAGAAAATTCTGGGTCTAATGCACTATTCCATTCTGGCGCAGATCTTATTAAGTGTGGGATTGGTTCTGGGGCTGTTTGTACCACAAGAGCGAAAACTGGTGTTGGTTTACCTCAATTTTCTTGTATTGATAAATCTATTGGAGTTTGGCCGAATAACTTAGATATTGTTTCTGATGGTGGATGTAAAACACCCGGAGATATTGCTAAAGCTTTCGGTGCTGGTGCTAAATTTGTTATGATCGGTGGAATGCTTGCTGGGCATGATGAAACTGGTACAGAAATCTATGGAATGTCTTCCACAGAAGCGATGGACACATACTCTCTTGGATCTAAGGATTATAGAACTTCAGAAGGAAAGAGAGTCGTTCTCGAATCAAAGGGACCATTAGAAAACACAATTAAAGATATTCTTGGTGGCCTGAGATCTTCTCTTTCATATACAAATTCTGCATACATGAAAGATTTTATCGGAAAGCAGACATTTAATATTGTTCGCAGACAGTTGAATAATTTATTCGAATAATATGAAGAACGTTTTTCGTGAATTGAAATCTTGGGCAGAAGAACAAGATATAGAAGTTCAGATTGATTCTACATATTACGAATATGCTAAAACTAAACAAGAAGATAGAATCGTAAATGGATTAGCTGGTTCCGATGGTTATATCACTCTATATGTAGATGGAAATCGTATAGAAGAATCCTGGGATTATCTAACTTCTATGTTAATACACGAAATAGGTCATGTCCTTCTGTTTCAAGAAGGAAAGGGATGGCATACTGAGAAACAAGCATGGATTTGTGGCATCCAGACAGTTCCGAAGAGGTTCCATCCAAAAACTCTAGAACAACATTGTATCGATTGTCTTAAAACGTACAATTACAAGAGATTCGGATGGATTAAGAAACTCCTATCTTGAATATTTGATTTTCATAAATAGTTATATATCCTAAAATTATAGCTATAAGGATTAAGGAGATTTTAAATGCCTCTATGGGGAAATAAAGACAAAGTAACAGTTGGTGGAAATTATACATTATCCGCCACTGGAGTCGTTGGAGTAACTGGTGCAACTGGTTTTCCAACAAGTGTTATATCGGGAGACTCGATTGTATTCGAGACTTCTCCAGTTTCAGAATATATTGTTAAGACTGTATCTGGTTCTACTGGTTTAACTGTTTTCGTTAATGAATATGGTGCTACTGGCGCAAAAGTAATTGGTGCAACTGGTATTTTCTTTCAAGAAAAACCAAAATATATTTTAGATCCAGAAAGAGAACTAGTTTATGGTGTAGACACTAAAGAAATGGGTGCTACTGGACCAACTGGTGCACTAATTAATCCAGGACCTGGCCACGCTGGATGGGTTAAAGTGACTCAAGGTGCTGGATATGTTAAAGAAGTTATCTTAAATACAACTGGTGCGACTGGATATAATCCTTCTGTTCCTCCTCCAGTTACATTCTCTGCTGGTGGTGCGTCAGGTGTAGCAGTAGTTTCGCCTGCTGGTGCGGTCACTGGTGTCACCGTTACTGTTGGTGGTGTTTATACAACATCTGCGCCAACTGTTACAATCGGTTCTACTGGTGCGACTGGTGTTGTTGGAACTGTAGTTATGGGTGGAAGATTCAATCGTAAGACTTTCGAAACTCTAGTTGCTATGGGTGTTCCTGCTGCAACAATGGGTGATGCTGAAGATACAATCTTCCCAGACGCTTAAAACAAACAGGGGAACTTCGGTTCCCCTTTCATTTAAAATAAAATAATATGCATGAACTTTTGAATATATTGATCTTGTTGTCTATTGTTTGGGTTTTCGTTTGTCTCTTCGAACATTTCGGTAGAAAAACGAATTTGTTTTAGAATACAAAATATAGTATAATAAATAGTATACGGAACGCCTAATGGGTTCCATAAAATTAAACTCGCTTAATAGGAGAACAAACATGACTCTGAGAAGAATCAATTTAGACACACCCACATTTCCTTCCCTCTATTTTAATAATGATGTAACTTCCTTCTGGACACAAGAAGCTAAGTTAGCTGGATCTTTTCCTCCATATAATCTAACAAAGAATTCAGATTCAACACAATTTAATCTGAAATTAGCTCTTGCTGGATTCGGTCCAGAAGATGTTGATGTCACTGTTGAAGATAATCAATTGATTATCAAAGGGAAGGCAGTATCACAACCTCTTGATGATGGTAGTGTATATGTTCATAAGGGAATTGCCGAGAGATCGTTCACCAGAACTTTCACTTTGGGTGATTATGTCGAAATTAAAGAAGTGACTTATAAGAATGGTATTCTAGATGTCTATATGGAACTAGTCTTACCGGAACATAAGAAACCAAAGAAGTTCGACATCGTGACTAAGTAAAACTGATGGGGAACTTCGGTTCCCCAATTTATTGTAAAGGATCTATAAATGAAGATTATTAAATTTGGTGCTGAATGGTGCCCTGCTTGTAAAGCACTAGAACCTATTATCCAAGAATTAATTCCTGCTAATCCGAATCATGAATTTGTCAGTTTAGATGTTGATGATGAGTCGACAACAGAATTAACACAACAATACAAAATTAAATCGCTACCGACAACTGTTATTTTAAATCATCGTGATGAGGAACTCTTTCGATTTGTCGGGATGAAGAAGAAGGCAGTTATCCAAGAGTATATTGATGATCTATCATGAGACAGATCACAGATAAAGAGAAGATAGAAAAATACGAAGAAGTTCTGCACAGAATTCAAATTTATGCAGAAGTTGTTATGGATAACGATAAGTTATCTAAAATCATAAGTAATATTTGTAGATGGTCTTATGCCCATCGAACAGGAAATGGGACATTGAGTGAGGAACAACAAAATGGAATTATCAGAAAAGCTTTCGATGGATTACTTGAAAGAAAAGATTGAAGATTTGTTCTACGATGTAGAGAGCAAGTATCTTTTTGCATTGAATTGGTTGAGATACAGAACAACAAGGAGATATCACGTTGTTGATACTTATCTACAACCTGGTTATTATGATGCAGATGAGAGGATGTTGCACTCCAACTTTTCTATTCTAGTAGATTTCATCGAGATCGAAAAGGCATGGATGAATACTTGGTCTGATCGTAGTAAGTATTCTAAATTATCATGGTTTGATAAGAAGTTTCGTAGATTCCGATCACCAGAAGATGGTATCTCTTATCTGAATTGGGAAATTGAACATACAGAAGCTAACCAAGCGAAAGCAGCAAAAGAGATGATGGATCTATATACATGGTGGAAAGTAACACGACCAAACAGAGAATATCCATTCGTGGTTTCTGGATATTACGATCTATTTCCTGATAATTCTGAATCTGACAATTTTTTCGATAGATCTAAGATTCTATCTTCTAAAAAAGCAAAAGCAGTATTCAAGAAGATTCGTAAGATCGAAGATGGATACGATAAAGAAGACGAGAACATGTTAATTCGTCTTATGAAAGTAAGAAAATCGATGTGGACCTAATATGACAAAAGACTTAATACAACCTATTCTAGAAGCATTTGATACATGTGGTATCGAATGCGTTTTTTTAAAAAAAGCAATCCTAGCAAATATTCAGAAAGAGTGTGGTGGTATTCCTTCTGCAGAAAATCTGAATTATTCTAAAACTTCTAATACAAGAATTAGATCTATTTTTGGATCAAGAGTAGCCAATTTTTCAGAAGAAGAATTAAATACTGTGAAGAAAACAGCAGAATCTTTTGCTGAAATTGTTTATGGAAACAAGACTACTTTGGGTAGATCTATGGGTAATCTAGAGCCAGGAGATGGTTGGAAATATCGTGGGAGAGGATATATCCAATTAACAGGAAAGAATAATTATATCACATATGGTAATGCAACTGGATTTGATTTAATTGATAATCCTGATATTCTGGTTAATGATAGAAAAGCTTCAGCTGTAGTTTCTGTTGAATTTGTGAAGCTTGGATTAGCTGGTAAGTTGAAATTCTCTTCACAAGAAGAAGCTAATCGTGCAGTAACTCAAGTGATCGGAGGAAGAGGTCTAAACCTAAATGCAGGATACGGCTCCGAATTATTGGCGAAAGTTAACAAGTTCGCTTCTAATATTGTTCTATGAAATATAGAGTGAATGCTCTATTCTTATCAGATCTACATTTAGGTACAAATGCCTGTAATGTAGATCTAATTGTTTCTGTACTCAAATATTTCGATCCTGAAATTATTGTATTGAATGGAGATATCATAGATTTTTGGCAGCTTAGTCATTCAAGATCATGGACAAAAGATCACAATAATATCCTGAGAATCATATTCAAATTAGCAAGAGACGGAAAGAAGATTATCTACTGCACAGGAAATCATGATGAGATATTAAGAGAGTATACTCCATTCTCATTAGATAATATCTATGTTGTTGACAGATACGAATATAATTCTGAATACAATAGAATCTTATTTGTACATGGTGATGCTTTCGATTTTGTGATTAAATCTAATAAGTGGTTGGCTAAGATTGGATCTATTGCTTATGATTTTCTGATTGTTGTTAATAGTTATTTCAACAGATTGAGAAAGATAATTGGAATGGATTATTGGTCTCTCTCAAAATATCTGAAAACACAAACTAAAAAGAGAATAGGTATCTTACAGAAATTCGATACATTAGTTGCAGAATATGCTAAAGATTCTGGTTTTAACAAGATATCTGTTGGACACATACACATTCCAGAATATAAAACAATAGATGATATTCTATACATAAACACTGGTGATATGTGTGAAACTGGTTCATTTCTCATAGAAACAGTTGATGGTGAATTACAATTAATAACAGATTTTGTTACTTGGAAGAAGAGTAACTAACAGTTGCTATTACTTTTAGATTATTATATAATATATTATGGACAAAATTTACACTAACATTCAGTCATGGGGAAGTACTCTATATGTCCGTTACTTAGAAAATGGACAAAGGTTACAAGAGAGAGTCACTGATTTCCATCCAAGAGTATGGATTCCTGCTCAATCTTCTTCTGTAGAATCTGATTTTAAGAATCTACAAGATTATCCTGTAATCGAATTTGATGCTGGTAATATCAAAGAAACCAGAGAATTCATTGAGAGGAATAAAGGAGTTGGTAACTTTGCTGTATATGGTAATATACAACCGGAATATCAATGGATTTCTCAGAATTGTACAGGAACTATTCCTTGGAATGTGGTTGATATCGTTGTTGCATATATCGATATTGAGTGTACTTGCGAGAATGGTTTTCCTTCTGTTACTGATGCTAATGAAGAGATTAATGCTATTACTATTAAGTTCTCTAATCTAGAGAAGAAAATTGTATTAGGATTTGATTATTTCACTGGTGAGATTGAAGATGCAATTTATATTCCTTGCGGCACAGAAGAGATTCTTCTTGATAAATTCCTGAAGGTTTGGAAGTCTAATTATCCTGATATTGTTTCAGGATGGCACGTTAAATTCTTCGATATTCCTTATCTGATTAATAGAATTAATCGTGTATTCGGTGAAGCAAAAACTAAAACGATCTCTCCATGGAAGATTCTTCGTGAAGAGACTATCGAGATTATGGGTAAGAAAGTCCAGACCTATGATATGTTTGGGATCGCTGTTTTGGATTATCTTGATCTATACAAGAAATTCACATATTCTGCGCAAGAGTCTTACAAACTAGATTACATTGCTTCAGTTGAGTTAGGCGAAAAGAAGATAGATTATTCTGAACATGGTTCATTGCATCTTCTATATAAAGAAGATTATAATAAATTCCTGCAATATAATGCACGAGACGTAGATCTTGTTGTATCTCTAGAAAACAAGATGAAATTAATCGAGTTGGCTATGACAATGGCTTATGATGCAAAGGTTAATTTCGATGATGTATTCTCACAAGTAAGAATGTGGGATGTGATTATTTATAATCATCTTCTTTCAAAAGGATATGTAATTCCTGATAGACAAGAATCTAGAAAAGAACAGATTGAAGGTGCATACGTTAAGGATCCTAAACCTGGATTCTATAATTGGGTTGTTTCTTTCGACTTACAATCACTCTATCCACACTTGATTATGGGTGGGAATTTTTCTCCGGATACGATTGTAGATAAGATTATTCCGGGTGTAACAGTTGATAAATTGATATCTAAATCTATGGATCTCTCTTCTTTGAAAGAAAACGACTATTCAATGTCAGCAACAGGACAATTGTATCGTAGAGATAAGGAAAGTTTTTTGGCACAGCTCATGTCCTGGATGTTTGAACAACGTAAGATTTACAAGTCTAAAATGATTCAAGCTGAGAAAGATCTTGAAATAGCAAAGAAAAATGGTCAAGATACGAAACAGATTCTTAATGATATCTCCAAGTACAAGAATCTACAGATGGCTAAAAAGATTGCATTGAATTCAGCTTATGGTGCGATCGCTAACAAATATTTTCGCTTCTACGATAAACGTATTGCAGAATCTATTACTATCGCAGGTCAATTAGCTATTCGTTGGGTTTCTGATAGATTAAATCTTTATTTACAAAAATTACTTAAAACAAAAAAGGATTATGTAATAGCTGTAGATACAGATTCTTGTTATTTGAATTTAGAAGACTTAGTTAACAAATTCTTCAAGGATAAATCGAAGGATCAGATTATCGATCTACTTGATAAGATCTGTAAAGAAGAACTACAGAAGATCATTAATGCTTCGTATGAAGATATGGCAGATTATCTAAATTCTTACTCTCAGAAAATGATTATGAAGAGAGAAGCAATTGCCGATCGTGGTATCTGGACCGCAAAGAAGAGATATATGTTAAACGTATATGATTCTGAAGGAGTCAGATATACTGAACCTAAGATGAAGATTATGGGTATCGAAGCTATTAAATCTTCGACTCCTAAATTCTGTCGTGATAAGATTAAAGAAGCCATTAAGATTATCATGACTAGTGATCAACAAACATTACAAGATTACATTGATAGTGTTAAGACAATCTTCTTATCTCTTTCTCCAGAAGATATTGCATTCCCAAGAGGAGTGAATAATCTATCAACTTATTCTTCTAATATCACATTATACACGAAAGGAACACCGATTCATGTAAGAGGATCTTTAATCTACAACAATCTATTGAAGAAACACGATCTCCTCAAATCTTATACACAAATCTATGAAGGCGATAAGATTAAGTTTTTGTATCTACGAGAACCTAATCCTATTCGTGAGAATATTATCTCTTTTAATTCTGTTCTTCCAAAAGAGTTTGACTTACATCAATATATCGATTATAATCTACAGTTCCAGAAAACTTTCGTAGAACCTATTTCTACAATTTTAGATGCTATTTCTTGGTCTTCGGAAAAGAAATCTACCTTAGATTCATTTTTTGACTAAATATTAAAAACAGGTAGCTCCTGTATCAAACAGCAAAGGAAAAACATGAGTAAATTATTAGACAAGCTTCAAAAAGCTGGATCAGTCAAACACGCAGAGATTCTATCAGAATCTTCTTTCTTTAATGTTAAAGATTGTATTAGTACCGAACTTCCCATTCTGAATATTGCATTCTCTGGAGAAGTTAATGGTGGACTAGTTCCTGGTCTGACAGTTATCGCAGGACAATCTAAATCATACAAAACACTTCTTTCATTGTATTGTATGAAAGCATACTTCAACAAGTATCCAGATTCAGTAGCTCTATTATATGATTCTGAGTTTGGTATCACTCCAGAATATCTTGAGATGTATGGAATTGATGCTTCTAGAATCATCCATATTCCTATTGAACATATCGAACAATTGAAATTCGATATTGTTAAGAGATTAACTGAAATTGTACGTGGCGATAAAGTATTCATCATGATCGATTCGATTGGTTCTCTATCTTCAAAGAAAGAAGTAGACGATGCTGTTGATGAGAAATCTGTTGCAGATATGACTCGTGCTAAGTCTATCAGATCACTACTAAGAATCATCACACCGCATCTCACGATGAAAGATATTCCTTGTCTTGCAATTAATCACACATATCAAACTATGGATTTCATTTCTCGTGCTGTCATATCTGGCGGAACTGCCTTGACATATTGTGCGAATCAAATCTTTATTGTAACACGTTCACAAGAGAAAGATGGAACAGATCTTGTTGGGTATAACTTCACTATCAATATCGAGAAATCTCGATTTGTCAAAGAAAAGAGTAAGTTAACATTTAGTGTTAAATTCGATGATGGGATTAACATATATTCTGGGTTAATGGATATTGCCTTAGAATCTGGACATGTTACTAAACCTAAGGCTGGATGGTATCAGAAGATTGGTGAAGAGAAACAATATAGATTAGATAAGACTAATACAGAAGAATTCTGGTCTTCTATTCTTGAAGACGAATCATTCCAGAATTTTGTTATCTATAAATTCAAGTTAACAAATAAGATTCTCGTTGAAGAAGAATTCGAGGTTGAGGAGTAATCCTCCTCAACAAAGGAAAGATATGCCTAAGAAAAAGACAAAACAAAATCCAGAAGATGTATTCACTCCGTTCGGTGATCTACAAGTATCATTCTTCATTACTAGTGGTGAGAAGAATGAAGATAAAATTGTACTAAGATTAGATGGTGGTTCCCAAATGGGAACTATCTTAGAAATTAAAGATTTCCGATTTGAAGACGAATCTAAACCTATTCTATCATTTGATATGAGTATTATCCATGTTCCTGATGATATCCAAACTAATGATAAGGAAATTGAAAAGATTGTAAAAAAGGCAGTTAAACAGATTATCCAATCAACACTAAGAACTGTTATGGCTGATGAAACATCTAATTTTGTAAATATCTAACAATAAGGTATAATATAGTTATAATGAATATTGAACATCTTATCTTAAAGAATTTACTTCATAATGAAGAGTATGTTAGATCAGTTTTACCTTTCATCAAACCTGAATATTTTTCAGATATCAACGATCGATCTGTATTCAAGTTCATTAAATCTTTCGTTAATGAATACAATAAACAAGCTACTCCGGAAGCCATCAAGATTATGGCTTCTGAGTCTAAAAAGATCAAGATTGAAGATGCTGAAGTAATCTCCAATCTATTAGACACTTGGGGAAAATCTGAATCAACAGATCTATCATTTCTGATTAAACAGACTGAAACATTTTGTAAAGAAAAGGCTCTGCATAATGCAATCTTAGATTCTATCAAGATTATCTCTGACGAGAAAGATACTAGAGATAAAGGAACTATTCCTGAGATCTTAAAAGAAGCACTTGCTATTACATTTGATCCTTCAGTTGGACACGATTTTGTTATCGACGCCGAATGTAGATACGAATTCTATCATAAGAAAGAAGAGAGGATCAGATTTGATATTCAGAATTTGAATATGATCACAGGTGGAGGAATTCCTAAGAAAACATTGAATTTGATCATAGCTGGAGTTAATGTTGGTAAATCTCTAGCAATGTGTCATATGGCTTCAGCAAATGTACTTGATGGCAAAAATGTTTTGTATATCACATGTGAGATGGCAGAAGAAAGGATTGCAGAAAGAATTGATGCTAATCTATTAGATCTAACACTAGATACACTGAGACAAGTTTCAAAGAAACAATTTATGTCATTAATTGATAATCTACAAAACAAGACTACTGGTAAATTAGTTATTAAAGAATATCCTACTGGTTCTGCTAATGTTTCACATTTCAGATATCTTCTTCATGAGTTAGCTTTGAAGAAGAATTTCGTTCCTGATATCATCTATATTGATTATTTAAATATCTGCTCTTCATCAAGAATCAAGAATAATGGACAAGCAAATTCTTATACTTTAGTTAAGTCAATTGCAGAAGAAGTTCGTGGATTGGCTGTTGAAGCGAATTTGCCTATAGTATCTGCAACACAATTTACGAGATCTGGGGCCTCTGATTCTGATGCTGATATGTCTGATATCGCCGAAAGTTTCGGTGTGGCTGCAACTGCTGATCTGGCAATTGCTCTAATCAACACTGAAGAGTTAGAAACTCTAGGTCAATTAATGATTAAACAGTTGAAGAATAGATATAATGATGTGACTAAGAATAAGAAATTCTTGGTTGGTGTTGACAGATCTAAAATGCGGTTATTTGATATTGGTGATGTTCAGATTGATGGAGATAGTGGATTACACGATCCATATCAGGATCGTTCTTATGGCAATAAACCATCATATGGCGGAGGATCTTCATACAAGAAGAACTTTGATAACTTCAAATTCTAAAAGAAAAAGGGAACCCGAAAAGGTTCCCTTTAACAATTCACCAACAATTTGGAATTCGAAATACATTCCTAATATACATTAGGATAGTTTTCAGTCGAGACTTTTGTTCAAAATGAGAACAATTTAGATTGACATTCTTAACCTTCCACCAAGGATTTCCATAAGAATCCTGTGTTCTAATTCTGTGTTTTCCTTTAACTGGATGTTCTCTAATCTGATAGAGGGACGGATGGTTACAATCTAGATCATCAATATTTGGAATCTTAAGATCTAGATGACTGAATCTGTTATAATTAAAATGCTTGCAGTCTTTACAAAATACCATATTAACTCCTGAGATTAATAGTCACATCCAATACTTTTTCTGGCTGAAGCGCAGCCAACCACTCAGTCGCATTCTTGATCTTTCCAGATCTCCGCATATAGAAATAAGAATGAACCTTTGGATTGAACTCTCTCTGAACTAACAGAGCAAAGTCTTTCTGAGTCCAATTCAACATCCCATCCTCTACAATATAAGAGTCCCAAATATCATCTAAATAAGCAACAATCCAGTCTACACACTTTTTAATCTCATCGAAACGAATCTTAAGATCAGGGAAGTAAGCAAAGACCTCAGAGTCTTCACCAGTGCGGATTAACTCGACAATTCGCTTGTCGTTGATTGCGTCCTTAAGATGGTGTATTAGAACATACTTCTCGGACTTAACTTTGATTCGATTGAAATTCCTATCAACAAGAACGAATCCTTCCTGTTTGGATGGATCTAATTGTTTAGAAGATGTTAAAATCTCATCGATAGTTTTCATCCCGAAAGATCTAACAACAGAAAACAGATCTGAATACAATTGAGGCCAGAACTCGATTCCGGTCTGGTTATCACGAATACCGATAAGAGTCAAGGTCCCTTCATTATCGATCTGTGAAGTCACAACACGATTATACTTGGAAGTCAACTCAAACATATAAGTGTTTCGACGATCAAGATCCAGGGTACTCAGATTCTGACCATAGAATGTCTCCCAGAATAACTGGGCAAAAGTGAATGATTCTTTCCCAACCGACCCACCAGCATCTGGCGATCCTTTTGTCGCAACATTCCACTTTCCACTATAATAGTAGACGATCATCAAAGATCCATCGATCTTCTCTTGTGCTACAAACGAAGACCAATCGAAGATATCTTCGTCGATGTTTTCACCCCAATTAAAGAATCGATCGAATGGACGAGCAACGACTTGCCAACCATTAGCACGATCTAGGATAATTCCACGAGATTCCCGGACCATCGGATGATCTTTAATCTTTGATGCCTCGATCTGATCATAAGTGAATTGATAGAGATCTGGATAATCACGATGCTGCTGCGAAAAGATCCCATACTCTGCACCTAAAGCAGTTCGATCTCCGTTATTCTCGATTAAGTATTTTTGTAGCTTCAACATAACTAAGATCCATAGACCTCTAAAGATTTCTTCCAGATAATAGAATCTGAATCAACTAGAACCATCTCGGGTTTTCCGACAAAACAATCTACTCGGAGAAAGTCCGAACTGAAGGCAAGTGCTTCTTCCTTTAAGGAAGAAGCACTTAGTGCTTCTTCCTCAGTATCAAAATACTGGGTGTCAACAACAGAAACCCAACCAGTTTCTGAAGATGAACAAATATACACTGCCCATTTAACGGTGATTTTCATGTTATAATCCTAATAGATCTCGCTCTTCATCAGTTAACTTCGAGAGTGCGGCAGATTTCTTCCTGAATACTTCTTCTGCCTGTCTACGACGCATCAAATACCATTCTAATCTCGAAGAGACTCTTTCGAATGAATCAACAACTTCTTCTGACCTGGATTCAGGAAGATGAAATGGAAGACTGACAACGTCTTGGTGTCTTTCTTCTAAGGTGGAAAAACGGAATTCCTGGGTCTCTTCGGAACGTTCGACCCGAAGATCATGTCCGTTATTGAAATGTTCGAAGACGAGATTCAACAAATTGAAATGAAAGTCTTCCTTGAAGGTTTCCCAATGGAGGAGATCACGCTCTTCCTGTTCCATTCTCAATTTTTCGTTTCGTTCACTCTTCTTCATACATTCATTATACCTCGAAAACCAGAAAGATCAAAGATTTTCTGAATATTTATTTCCTTTGTTTTCAACAACTTGCGCTAAACTATTGAAACTAAAGGGAATATTCTTTCGAATCTTTATCTCGTTTGTTTTCAACAACTTGCGCTAAACCATTGAAAACACACGAGATATTCTTTCATAAAAATTTGCTTCTGAAATGTGGGTACGCTATAATGGTTATATGGAAAAGCTTACTGCTGTTGAATATCGCCAAATGGCTCGTGGTCACGCTCAGGAGCGTAACGATTCGTTCGATCGGTGTGATACCGATGGGTTCCTTTCGCAATGGGCTTCTGGTCTCCACTCTTCCCTTTACCAAACTCTGGCCAACTTAGCCGAAGCTGGATGGGTTTCTGAGTTTCCTGGTCTTTTCAATGCCAAGACTGGCGAGCGTGTTCCTGCAAAGATTATCTATGTCAAAGATCGATTCTCTTACAATGGTGCTCTGAAGGCACTATGGGCGATTGTAGATCCGAAGACCGACAAATTCACTGGTGTTTTCCTTCCGGTTGGTGAGAAATCCCGAAAGCAGAAGCAGCTTGGTTTCATTCAGAAGACTGAGATTGCTCCGGCTTATGCTAAGATCGACGGTCGTGGATATGGACTCTCTGGTTCTGCTTGGGTTTCGACTTATCGCACGGATGGTGGATATCCGAAAGAGATGCGACAGGTGATGACACGTGATGAAGTCGTCGAGGAAATTATCCAGAACAAGCCGGGAAAGGTTGAGTTGATTACGACGACCAACAAAGTTTCAGGTTCTGGAAAAGAATTCGTTCGGATGCATTTCAAGAATGGATCTTGTGATCTGACACTTGATGTCTATGGACCGAAATTCATTCTCGGAAAGTGTCAGATTGATCCCTATGGTCGTCCGGTATTCAATTCTGTGGACGATGCCATCGAATATTTGAATCGAATTAATCCTGAGGCGAATCGGTAATGACTACAAACAAAACAGAGATCTTCGAAGATCTGGTTGATTTTATCAAAAAAGAATTAGATACTGAAATATCAATTCTTCCTCTGGTAAACGAAGAAGAATACACCGGATTTCCTGTAGACGCTGTGGTTTATCTGAATGAAGATCTAAAACATCACATTGACCTTTATGTGAATGACATCTCTAATAATATAGAGACTGTGATTGCTTGTCTAATCCATGAAATGGGTCATATTCTCTGTTACGAACAAGTAGGGAATGACCACACTGAGATGGATGCCTGGGATGCTTCTCTCATGAGTTTACCTGAATATCTAATTCCAAAAAATTTTGAAGAGATCAAAGAATTTGCTCTATCAGAATACGATAAGGTAGAATTAATGAATTATACTTCTCCTTATATAGACATGAATACTCTAAACCTGTTGAAAACTTTTTTTGGATGTTAATATGAATACAATGACAGAGAATTTTTTGAAAGATCTTTATGGTATCGACGATAGCGAAGAGATGCTCTGGGTCCATAATTATGATCCTATGATTAATTCTTTTGGTGAGATTATCGAACGTTTAGATCTTGGGTCATACCAGGGCGATACAATCGTTCTTCTTAAAAACGATGATCTTTATGGTTTGCTGCAATTCGGATGGGGATCTTGTTCTGGTTGCGATGCTCTCGCATCATGTGAAAATATTAAAGACCTTTCTGAATTATACACTTCGCTTCGTGATTCGATTAATTGGACTACAAAGGAAGAGATCACCAAATATCTCAAAGAACATGATTGGGAAGGCGATTATTTCTGGTGTCTTCAGACAGAAGATACAGAAATTGGAAATTTTGTCACCAAATCATTGACTGCTTTGGAGAATAATTAGATTATGTCTTGGCCTGAAGTTGTGAACAATTCGGTAACACTGATTTTCTGGGCATTTGTAATTGGTGTATTTGCGACTGGTCGTTGGCCTTGGAAATAATGAAATGAGATTAATTATGGAATTGGTGATAAATGTCTAAACCTTGGATTCACTCAGTATCTTCTGCTAAAAAATTTGGTGGTGTTCCTGAAGATTATTTCGAAATCCATAATCTAATGGATTCTTCTAAAGGTGCGATGCCAGATAATCGACATCGTGCCTTAACTCATAACTCTTGGTTTCTCTCAACTATCTTAGAGAGAATCTTTGGAGTAAATATCAAGAATTCCGATGGTCGTGATGTCTCAGTTCGGGATATCGGCGAACAGCATATTCTTGAAGATTTCGGTAATCGTTACATTCCGACCGCATCTGATTATTTGGAAGAAATGGAATACAAGTCTTGGATGAATGCAGGCAGAGACACTATTCCTTCTTCTCACAAGAAAATCTCTAAAACAGTAAATAGAACAATGAGGATTGATTAACATGGACAAGAACCAATTTCTAGATAAGATTAAAGAATTCAAATATATCCAATCAGAACACAAGAGGATGATGAGTGAGAACGCAAAGAACGTTTTCAGTGATATTTCTAAAAGTATTTTCGAAAAGAATCCTGGATTAGAATCATTTGCGTGGTCTCAATATACTCCTTATTTCAATGATGGTGAAACTTGTAGATTCTCAGTTAATCGAGATTACTATACCATTAATGGATCCGAAGAAACTGTCGATGATTGGACTCTAAATAACGAAAAATATAGTCAACAGATCGATCTATCTGATTATGGTTTCGAGACTTTGGATCAATTGCGAGCTGCATATAATGATATCAATGAATTAATGAGTATCTTTGAAGATGAAGATCTTGAAGAGATGTTTGGTGATCACGTAGAGATTGTCGTGAAACGAGACGGGAATATTCTCATTGAAGACTACGATCACGATTAGTCTCAGATAGTATGATGGATAATTCTCAATTTAAAATTCAATATTATAGAACTCCAAGACAGGGTGTTAATGAATGCCCTGTCGGTGTTCGAGTAACTGACTCACTAACTGGTCTGGTTGTAGATTGTGATCGATACGATCGTCTTATGGAAAATAGAATGACTGCGATGAAAGAACTGATTTCTGTATTGCGAGAATCAAATCAACAATAAATAGTAACAGTTATCTCTATGCACGATAGACTACCTTATTGGGTAGGAACATAGCACCGTCGAAAGCCCAGAAAATAGTAGCTTGCGCAGGCGAAATTTAATAACAGGCAGCATATGAGCGGACGCAAGGACTTCGAAAATCCAAGTGCAGGTGAAATCCGACATAGAGATATTGGATATATGTTGTTTCTGGCCAGTATGTGGGATAAGGTCCACAGTAAACATATCCTAAAGATCGCTAGCCACGATTTTGGACAACTATATATTCAATATAAATAAGATTGTACACAGCCAGCGGGAGTGCTTGGGATCAAATATGGTGATCAGAGGAGTATCAATACTCGACCGATAGTGATATCGGGGCTGAGGCATTCTACCATAAATAGAATGAAGGCTGTTGGAACAACAATATGGCTTCGTAAAGTTGTTTTTACTGTGTACAATACTAAATATCGATATTGAGTGATGATCTAGACTGAAAGCTTCTTGGACGTGGGAGGCAGAGCCCACCACCTCCACCAAAAGCGCATTGTGAGGAGCTAGTTGCATGGCAAATTCGAACAAAGTGCAACCCAAGATATAATAGTGTACATAAAAATCTTGAGCAGTGCGTTTTTGATGGGGGTGAAACAGATTCGACAGGATGAACTAGGAACAGGGAACTCAGTCGGAAGATGACTCCCGTAACAGCATAAACTATAAACGGCAATGCAAAAGCAATGTCCATGTCTGCCTAGAAATAGGTAGACTGGGTTTTTCGAGATTTCTCCTGGAAACAGAATAAAATCTCATAACCTCACGCAAGTGAGGTTTTTTCACGCATATCAATAAATAGATCAAGGAGGATCATACTGATGATCTTAAACTCTAAAAGCCTTTCCGGAAAAGCGAAAGAACTAGAAGATAAATTAAATGCAGTTGTTATCGGCCAAGAAGAAGCTATTAAAGAATTAGCCATAACAACACAGAAATTCTTCAATGGTCTATCAGATCCAAAAAGACCTATCACATCACTTTTCTTTGCAGGAAAGACTGGTTGTGGAAAAACGAAGGCCGCAGAAGAGTTAGCTAAATTTTTCGGTGTTGAGAAATTCTTGAAGGTTAATTGTGGAGAATTTCAACAATCACATGAGATCTCTAAGTTAATTGGTTCTCCTCCAGGATATATCGGTCACTCAGAAACAAAAGCTTTCTTCAACAAGAAGGATGTAGAAGAAACTGTTCCGAACATAATTTTATTTGATGAAGTGGAGAAGGCAACTGATTCTCTATTCCATCTGCTATTGTCTATTCTAGATAAGGGTGAGATTAAGTTAGGTAACAATGATGTGGTGAATTTCAGAAATTGTTTCATTATTTTTACTTCGAATATTGGTGTTGAAGAAGTTGCAAAAAGATCGAAATCAATTGGTTTCGTAGAAGACAAGATAAATGATACCGACGAGATCGATCTATTGAATAAATCCATGAAGGCTAAGTTTCGCCCAGAATTCATGAATAGAATTGAATCTGTTATAAAGTTCAACACACTCAACACAGATAACATGAAGAAAATTCTGGAATTAGAATTATCTCAAATTCAATATAGAATTATGTCTTCTAAACTGAATAAGAAGAAAGTCTTTTTCGTGATGTCTGATGATACTAAGACTAAACTGATTGAAGAAGGTTTTTCAGAAGAATATGGGGCGAGAAATTTAAAGAGAGTTATTTCTAAAAAGATAGAAATCCCTCTCTCATGTGTGCTTGCGGACGATAGATTAGAATCTGGTGATATTATCGAAATTAAGACTGCAGTTGGCGAAGAAGATTTGATCTTCGAAAAGGCGAAGATCAAAAGAGCGAAAACTAAGACACTTACACTAGATATCTAATCGACATTAATCTTAGTGAATCCATTAACTTTCATGAATCTCAATACTCGTTCAAACTTATCTGCAAGAAATTCTGTCTTGTGAGAAATAACGAAAGTGTTAGTTTTATCTTTATCGGAAGCCAAGATTTTTAAGAATTCATCGATACCAAGCGCATCTAGTGATGAATCTAAGATTTCATCTAATATTAATAGATTCGTATTCGCTGCATTCTTCATCTTGGCTATTTCTCTCCAAGTGAACAGAATAGCAAGATCGATTCTTAGTTTCTCGCCTACAGAAAAAGAGTGATAGGTAAACGACTCTTTTGATTTATTCTTGATGACTTCATCGAAGTTTTCATCTAGTGTGAAGTTCACATAAAAGTCCATTAATTGAAGATACTTGTTAATGATCTTATTCATCATAGGAAGATAGTGACGAATAATCTTAGTCTTGATTCCATCATCTTTCAATAGGATCGAAGCAATAGATTGGAGATGTTGTCTATTCAAGAGATCATCTCTCTCTTTATTGTAGGAATCTAATTCTTTCTTAATCTGAGTAGAATCTTCTTGGATCTTTCTTAGATCTTCTTGTTTCTTGCTATGGAGATCGGTAACTTGTTTCGATAATTTAGATAGATAGTTCTGAATAGAATCTATCTCAAATTCTTTCTGTGTGATCTCACTCTTTCTAGATTTAATAATATCGAGACTCACATTGATAACATCAATCTCTTTCGAAATATTAGTTATCTCTGTTGAACAAGAATCTAAAGCTGTTGTGTATTTCTTAAGATCTTTGTTTCTGTCTTCAATTGTTTGTGTTTTGAATGATTCTGGAATAGATTGTGTGCATGTTGGACAAGAATCATTAGTGTCAAAGAACTTAATCTCTTTTGTAAGAGTCTTAGTCTTCTCTTTGAACGTCGCCGAATATTGAGTTAGTTGAGACAACTTAGTATTCAGATTAGATAATTTAGAATCATTGACAATGATGTCTTGAATCTCATTTTGAATAGATTTGACAGTGACTTCTTTTGTAATCAGTTGTAGTGTATTTCTCTGAATCTCTTTCTCAATTTCTGAGATTTGAGCGTCTAGATTTGATGAAGAATCAGATAGTATATTCGAATGAATCTTAATCTTCTCTTTCGTTAGATCTAGTTTATATGATGTATTCGTCAGATCTTCTTTTGTTTTAGAAACTTTAGATTTAAGTAAAACATTCATCTTAGAAAAGATATCTATATCTAATAGATTCTCTACGATATTTCTTCTATCCACCGGAGACAACTTCATGAACGGCATATAAGTTGCATTCCCAATCACAACAATTTGTGTGAATGACTTATAATTCATCTTCAAAATATTAGTTTCAAGGAACTCTTGATAATCTTTTGTGAGAGCATCTTGATTTAAGAGTTTCTGATTTTCGTAGATTTCAAAGACATTAGGTTTCATACCACGTCTGACTAGATATGAATCAGAATTAATAGTGAATGTGACCTCAACAAGAAGATCTGAATTATTCGTTGTATTGATTAATTGTGGTTTATTGACTTTTCTGAATGGTTTACCGTAAAGAACGAATGTTAGTGCGTCTAGAAAAGACGATTTACCCTGAGCGTTAATTCCCACGCAGAGGTTTGTTTTCGCCGCATTCAGAACGATCTCATTGAATTTATTGCCTGTAGATAATAGATTCTTGTATTTAATCTTCTCAAAGATAATCATAATTTAGAGGCCTCAATATATAGATCGGATAACAATAATTCTAATTCTGTGATTTTGTTTTCATCAGGAATTAGATCTGAATAATCTGGAATGGAATTTTTCAACAGAGTAAGTGTATCTTCATTTAGATCTGCAACTTCTTCAGACGATTCAATCTCTAGATATTGTTCTGCATAGATAATAGATTGTGGATTGGCTTCTGTTAATCTATCACAATATCTATCGAAGAATAGAGGATTAGTTTTCGATTTAATAAAGACCTTTACGAATGTCTTCTCTAGAGACTTATACTTATTATCAGTATAGACAACATCTTGAATCTTCTTTGCTGAAGAATCATCATAGAATAATTTGTGAAATAACTTATAAGGATTTTCGATGAAAGTTAATTCAGTTGTTACTGTATCTAAGATATGGAATCCTTTAACATCATCAACATCATTGAACATTAAATCCCAAGGACATCCAAGATAATAGATATTCGAAGAATCGTTTTTCGTATGAAAATGACCAGATAGAACTAGATCATAATTATAGAAGATATCTGAAGATAAACCATGATCACAAATAGCTCCTTTGAACATAGTATATCCTTTGACTTCAAGATGACCAAGAAGGATATTTGCTTTCGATTTAGTGATCTTCTCTAAGCATTCTTTCTTCTTGTCATCTGTAATCCAAGGAACATAGATTAGATTATCTTCTTCATATACATCTTCGAAAATTCGAATATTGTCATAATCACCTAATAGGAGATTTGGTGAATTAATCTCATTAGTATTCTTGAAATATGTATCGTGATTACCAACGATAATATCCATAGTGGCAATATCTGCGATCCTATCAAAGAAAGAAGATCTCGCCCATGTAAGTGTATTAAAATTAACAAACTTTCTTTTATCGAATACATCACCTAAATGGATAATCTTATCAATTCCTCTCTGTTCTAGTGTAGGAAAGAACACATTATCCAAAAACTTATCGAAGTATTCGTAAAAAAGAGGAGAATCGTTTTTGATACCGAAATGTGTATCGGTTATAAGAGCAACTTTCATTATTCCATAAACTCCTCTAATTTAGTGAGGATCACATCAATATCTTTAGTCTTCTTCTTCCTCAATAACTTATCTTCATATTTTTCGATAATATGATGAGTATTCTCATTTAAGACAGATTTGTTCAGATTAACGAATCTCTTAGATTCCATCTTATGATCTGTGAATAGCGGGGAAGCTTCAAGAGACTTAAACTTAACATAGGTTTCAGTAGACTCGTGATCGATCCTTCGCAAGAAGGCATACCAAATAATCTTAGAAAAGTATCCGAATGGATTCTTCGAAGAATCCTCATTAAAGTTATGAAGATAGAGAAGACAATTCTGGATTGCATCACCTATCATATCTTCTTTAAATGTGTAACCTGAAAAATTCGGTCTCTTTGCAATATTCTCTGTAATCTTGAGAAGACACTCACCAATATACTCTGGTACTCTTGGTTTCGGCAAACCAGAAAATTCTGATGCTTTGATTGACTGTTTGTAGTCAATGAGTGCTTGTAAGAACTCTGCATTATTTACATACTCTCTGGGCAAATTCACCTCACTACTAATATAGCATATGATATAATTATATTATACCTTAATGGATAAGATAAAGCAATAGTTAGTTCTTAACAAGAATTATAATAGAGGTTTCCCCAACATAATTTTCATATGTTCTTCTCCACCAATGGTTCTGATATAGAACCCTTCGTGACCCGGATAATTACCAATTGGATGTTTTCCAACCCACTTTACTTTCTTGCCTAAAATCTTCTCAACATCTTCTTGATTATCTATAGATTCCACACCATATCTAGTCAGAAGAATATGCATAATAGCATCAGAAACTTCTGCATAATTTCCTGGAGTGTCGAGTTTATCAACAAGATTTTTAACATATTGAGATTTAGATTCTTTCGATCCATCAGTCGCACCACCAACCGACTTCAAGCCAAACTTAGTTTTTTTGCTAATGTTAACAACATCTGCTTCTGGATCTTCGTCGAAATCTAAACCATACCAAACGATAGTCCCAGGATCGTCTTTATCCTTACCTAAAGGAATATCTTCTGGTTTTCTGTAATTTACGTGGCCGCCAACGTAACTATAAGACTTATCTATCAAATCGAATAATTCTGCAGATAATTCTGGATCGAATTCGTTGTTTGGTATTTGTAGCCAATCACCTTTCTTTGGGTTTAGATCTGAGAATGTTTTCTCGAATATGAATTGTTTGAATGTTTTCATTTCTTAACTCCGATTTCAAAAATACTTATATCTATCTTTAAGATTTTTGTAACTCTTGTCCTTAACTAGTTTGTCGAATTGACCACTCTCACCATCAAGATAAAAACCACTAGGATCTAAGATAATTCCATTAACTTCCACCCAACTATGTGGGATTAATTTGAAGTCTTCAACTAATCCAGATTTTTCTGCATATGTTTTGATATCTAATTTAGATTTTGGATTCAATCTCATCCCTTTCATTTTAGAGATATCTGATTGTGTTAGAGCATCATAATTGTATTCTGGTTCGTCGATTTGGAACCAACCTTGTTTCATAGCACCATTTTTATCTATGAATCCAGTTTTCACTATTTCGTTATTGATTCGTTTACTATATAAGAATTCTGATAGATCTTTGGCAGCAATACCACAACCACCTCTTTCGAAATAAACATCTAAACGATCTTCATGCGTATTCCAAAATTCTTTGAGTAGATCTAAATTTCTATCTTCATTAATATACTGTTTGAAAGTTTTCATCTGACTTTCCTTAACAATCTCTTTCTTCTATCTAGATGCTTTTCTTTTCCTGAACCTGCAATTTGCTTTGTTACTCTTTCTACAGCATCTTTACTGGTAAAGGATTTAACTCTTGGAGCTACTCTCCATTTCCAATATGCAATTGCTGTTGCAGCAGCAATACCAGGATATCTTGAAACCATACTTGGATTAGAGACAAGATCCAGATTCAATATTTTACCAATCTTATCATAATTATACTTACCTGTTAATTGTAAGAATCCTCTACCACGAAATTTCGCACCATCACCAGGAGATACATTTCCTAAAATCTTTCCTTTTCTTGTATCGAATCCATACTTCTTCTCGAATTTAGATACAGAACCTATTTCTTCTAGTTTAGAATATCCTAGAGTTTCATGTTGGGCTTGTGATAAGAAATGATTTAACTCAGCACCTTTCAATCCAGAAGATATTGCCATCTTTTTCAATAATGCGAGTCTTTCTTCTGGTGTATCTGCTTTAACAGTCATTAAAGTTGATCTTGGATTAGAGATAATCTTCTTAGTTTTGGTCGTTTTTTCAACAGGTATTGGAGACAATTTCTCTGCTTCTAAGTCATTTGCAGAGAACAATCCAGCAGCCAACACAATATTTCTCAACCAATCTTGTAAAGATTCGTCGATGAAATCTTCTGAGATATTTCTTCTTAATTCAAATCTTACGAATTCTTCTCCATCTACTCTGTTTAATGAAAGATTCAATTCTTTAGATAATCTATTAGATAATCGATCGTACAACTTAACTCTACTCGGTTCAGACTTAGAAGCTTCGAATACATAATATTCGATATCATAAATCTTCTCGGCATTAGACGAAAAGTTTTTTGTTATTTGGATAACAGTTGCAAATATTCTTGCGACTTCTGGATCTTTAACATTTGGATCGATTTTAATATCAGTCTTCAGAGATCTCCAGTTAACCTTAAGAGATACTAGATCTTCTATACCAGAATTAATAAGTTTCGAGAAAGAGATAAGCGCAAAATATTTTTCGTTCTCTGATCCTTCTGTAATTTCTTCTAAATCGATGGCTACTTTATATGGAACTTTAGTCTTTTCTGTGATGAATAATGCTCTGAATTTGTTGTATCCAGAAGAAACAACTTCATGATCGAATGGATTATCTAGTATTTCTGTAATATAAGTTTTGAAAGATTTCATATATTCTTATTTTTGTTGAACATTCATGTTATCTATTTCAGAATCGGATATCCAACAGTTGTTTCTATAACTTGATCATTATTTGATAATGTTCTTCTATATGTGTAATCATCTAACATTGTAAGATTTGGATCTTTATATAATTTCTTTAACAATTCAACGTCTTTAATAATATTAATTCTATCCTTATAACGATTCAATAGAACAGATCTTAGAGCATCTGAAACTTCTATCCACCAACCAGGTTCATTCACTAATTCGACAATTTTATCTACAGCATATTTTGAAGATTTAACGCCATTATAAATTTTACCATCGTGTCCAATACCTTGTATTTTATTTCCAACCCAAGTTTCATTAGGTCTATTTTTCCTATAGAAAACAGATGACTCAATTTCAGGATCAGAATCTAAATTAATTACTTGCCAGTCTGATGGTAAAAGATCATTTACAGTTTGTATGAAAGACCCCATTGGAGTATTATTGTATGCCGTTTTAACGAGATCTATTAGATTGTCTGCGTGTTGTTGTTTCTCATCATCAGATATTAACACTTCCCATCGTCCAATTTCAAATTTCTCAATAATAGTTTCTATATATATTGTTTTGAAAGATTTCATATATTCTTAATTTTTCATGAACGTTGTGAATAGATTCATCATTAGAGTTAAGAAAGATAATCCACCAATAATCATCCACTTAGATTTTTCTAATTCAGTTATTCTCGTCTCATATATCTTTTTTTCTGCTTCCATCTTAGACTTAACTTCGCCGATTTCTTCCCAAACATATTTAAAAGTTGTTTCTGAATCTGTGATTTTTTGTTGATGTTGTGTGGTGATCTGTGTTATATTGTTGATTAGTTCTTGGATCTTATCGTTAGTTGTATCCAATTTATCTACTATTTTCTGGAATTGTTGTATATCTTTCTTTACTAGTTCAACTTGAACTTTTATTTCTTGGACATCTTTTTCCATTTGTTCTAGACCTTTGTCCATGATACACCTACTTCAATCCATTTCTTCTTTTGAACATTTTAAATGTTATTGGTTTAGCATAAATTGCAATATTTGCTGTTGAGTTGGCAGGAAGATCTTCTGTAACATCATCTTCTTTGAGTGGTTCTACTTCTTCATGTGATAGGATAATATCAAAATCTGGTGGGACTAATAGTGGTAGAATATTCTCATTCGCCTCAGCATTATATGATACAGTTATATGTGGTTTGTAAGTTTCATAATCGTAAGAAGCACCAGCATCTATAGCAGATCTATGTATATCTTCTAAATCTTTAGATTCTACTTCAATAACCAGAGCACGACCGTATGTTGCGATTCCAAATTCTTTATGATCTAACCTAACATTCGTCTTGTCAGAAGGAAGAATGTCAACTTCAGGATCTACTTTCGAATATGTTGTTGTGATGTGCAACCCTTCAACATCAACTGGATCTACAATTCCAGAATCTTTAATCCACTGGGCTAACTTTTTAGAGGATTCTTGACTTAATTTAAAACTTCCGTAAACACCTTCTAGTAACATTACAGTTCCCTTAATTTTTCTAATAGATTATTATCTATGGATATGGAAGATAGAGTAATAGTTTTACCATCTATCCCTTTAATTTCGTGAGGCATTAATGATAGATACAATAATATAGTGGCCAAAGCATTCCAAGAAGTTTCAGAAAATTCAGCGAATAATATCTTAGCAGTAGCTTCTCCAGGAAAAACATTGTTAATACATATTATGTGGTTAATCATAATACGAACATTAATTTTCTTGTTATTTAAGTATTTATATAAAAGTGTCTTTAGGTATTTAATCCTCAGATAATCTTCTTCGAATTCTAAAAAAGAAGCGCAGCCAGGATTTTGGTAAACACTGGCTGCATATAATTTAATGTTATCTTTTGTTAGATTAACCATTACTACTTAGTTGTATCTGTTACCTCAATTGGATTAATTGAGTGAACAACATACATAGGCATTTCGTCTGCAACAATCTTTTCTACATCTTCAATAGAATCTGCATGAATAATTGAAGATAGATAACGTCTAGTTCCTGGTTTGAATAGGATAACATTAAAGACCTTACCTGTCTCAAATTCTTCTTCGATCTCTTCCATATCATCCATGTCGTCCATTTCTTCTTCGTCTTTGTCTACTTCAAATTCGACATCTGTTAAGGCAACAGCCTCACCGTCTTCGAAGTAAACCATAATCTCAGCAGAAACAGTTACACTCATACCACCTTCGACTTCAGAAATAGTGCACTTAAGAACCATATCTCCTTCTAGTTCATCTTCCACAGTTTCATCTGCAGAAAATACAGAAAGAATAGCACTATCACCTTCAACGGAATTGAGAGGAATCTCACCATCTTCCAATTTATCAAATGTTAGACCGATTGTTGAAAGTAGATCTTTGATCTCTGATTCAGCTTCTTCTACAGTATTGAATGGTGATGTAGATAGAACTGACAACCCAATAATAACACCATTGATAACATTGATCTCAGATAACTTCACCGATTCATTAAATTCGCTAAATGTCTTCATATCTTCCTCTTCTTCATTTGATACAGTTTCAACACCATCCCAAGAATCGTAACCTTGCATCCAAGCTTCTTTAGTAAAATAGTGATTAGAATATGTCTCAGGAACTTCTTTCATCTTACCAGATTCTGCCGCCTTTCTACCTGCACAAGAAGCTTCTTCTAATTCTTTCTTTGTAGGTAAGATTCCCTTCATCTCTTTCATTACATTGATTCTAATTCTGTTATATAGAGTAGGATCTTTCTTAATGTATGAGATTAATCTATCTAGTAAATCGAATAGAAGATTTCTTAGATAAGGAACTGTTCCTGCAGCTTTCTTATTGGTTAATGCCTTCTTTGCTCTGCTATAGATCTTTTGATCAACAAGACCTAATTTCAAGAGCATATCTAACTTAACATCAACAGTTTCTTCTGAAGTTTTCTTCTTTGATTTCTTCTTTGCTTCTAAGATTACTGATTCTGAAACAGATGCTGCTGTTGCATTTTTTGTAACTAGAGTTGCTAGATTTCTGTTCGTTGTCAGGACGTCGATTAGATCGAATAAAAAATCAACTAGTGCTCTTTGATCTAAATCTTGTGTTGTTTTAGATTCATCGGATCCAGATTCAATATAATCAGTTAAGGCTGCAATTACTCTATTTCTATCCGAATTTGTATCAGCATATTTGAATATTAATTTTGGTTTGATGATATTATCCAAAACAGCTAATTTCTTTTTAATCTCAGGATCGGTTACTGGTTTTTCTTTGTCAGTGTCAGCATTCTCTTTAGAAGAGTCAATTCCGATTGCTGTAATTAATGTTTGTGTTAAAGTTTCTAGATCATAAACCTTATCATTAATCTCGATAGGATTTCCGTTCAAAGAAGCTTTAACAGATCCGGTCTCAGAATTCCAATCAATAGATAATTTGTCTCCATCGATATCAAATTCCTTTCCAACCAATTCCTTTGTATCTGCAGGCAACTTAAATAGAGTATCTGAAATCTCGTCTTGAGTTAATTCTTCAGTCATAGGATAATCTTGAAGGATTGTTTTAACAGCACCACGGAGGGCTTCTGGATCCTTTACATTACGAACAACAAATTCTTTCCCATCAACTTCTACAGAAGCGACTAAACCATCCCAATTAACAACAATAGTTTTACCATCAATTTTAAACTCAATAGGTTCTTCTAACTGTTCCTTGTCAAGAGGAATTTGTTTTACAACGTCTTCGATCTCAGAATACGATAATTCTTCAGTCATGGGATAATCTTGAAGGATGGTTTTCACAGCACCACGTAGAGCTTCTGGATCCACAACATCACCAGAAACATCTATTTCTTCACCATCAACTTCAACAGTTGCTTTAGTACCATCCCAATTAATAATCACAATATTATTCTTTGTTTGAATAACATAATCTTCTAAACCACCCACATCTAGAGGAATCTGATTCACGATTTGATCAATGTCAGAATCGGTAATTTGCTCTTTCAGTAGAGTAGCCAAGATTAAATTCTTAGATAAGATATCGATGGACTCAATTAACTTAGATTCATCTAATCCGAAATTTTGAAATTCTTCGGTCAATAAACTCTTATTTTGTTTATCTACTTCAGTTCTTATTTGTGAAAATGTTTTCATCTTTTACCCTTTATTTTATTTATTGAGATGTTTGAAGAATTCTATCTGTCTTAGTCTCTTCTTCGCTTTTGTTTCAGAATATGGTCCACCTAATTTCTTACCTTTCTTAGAGAGAACGAAACAAACTTTCTTACCAGTCTTTTTACTGCATCTGATAGTTTCTGAGATAATTTCTACGGATTCTTGGATATCTTTCGATTCCGAATAATGATAATAATCGAAAATCGCTTCTGCATTATGAGTAGAAACTGAGATCTTATCTTGAATCCATGCAGGAATTTCTGATCCATTCTGGATAACATTAAGGGTATCTGTAGATAGATCAATAATCTTTTTCAATTGCCCTGATATCATCTCAATTTCGTTATCTTGGTCTTCAGTCATAAGTCCTTTTCTTCTTTCAACACTTAGTTTTAACATAAAAGCTCCTGGATCTTCTACTTCTATACGTTGATATTCTCCAGAATTCCCTAGCCATTCAAAAGAATATTCTTTCGCATTAAGATACTTGTTGACAATACTATTAATGGTTTTTTGTACATTAATAGATCCATTCCATTTGCTTGTGTTGAATCTCAATTCGTTTTTATCCAATAACCAACGGATCCATCCTTTCTTAGTTACAGAAAATTCTGTTTCATTTTTTGATAGATTGTATTTAGATTGTTCTCCCAATCTTCTGAGTATTGAAGTGTGGGTTTTATCAGATTCGATAGGTCTTACAGATATCCCTTCTGGAGTAATCCATCCCCAGTCTGTGTATCCGAACATGTGTGCTTCTTTAAGATACTTTCTTGCTTTCTTCGCAAGATTGGCGTCTGCTCCATACCAAGTCTTTCCTTTAGTCAAGAACGAATTTACTCTTGCAAATGCCCAAGCAGATTGAGTAGCACCAGGTCTATGACCAGTAACCCAAGCAGCCATACCACGATTATAGACTTGTTTTAGTACAGAATATGGAACACCAGAAGCTTTGGCTTTCTTTTTTAGAGCTGTAACAGATCTTTTCTTTTCTTCACCAAACATCATCTTGTACTTCTTATTATATTTTGATGGTCTTGTTTCTTTCGAATCTCCAGGAACTTCATCTGCTTTCTCATATTCAGACTTAGTGAAAGGATACTTCCCTAATCCCTTCCAAAAAGATTTTCTCTTCTTCGCAGTAGAATCGGATAATCTTGCAAAATACTTCTTCGGTTGAGCAGCTTCTTCGATATATTTCTGGAGGTAAGTCTTAACTAAATCAAAATATGCAATCTTCTTACTACCAACAGTGATCTCTGTATCTGCTGAAATTCCAGCAGCTTCTGAGAAAGATCTTTTATCATCATTTTTAACAGCAGCTCGCAAAGCTGATGCAGAAGATATTCTTTCTGTTGGTCTTAGAATGATGCTAGAGAATAGATAGTTCTTACCATCTCTCAATTCTTTGCCATTGTAATCTTTCAATAGATCTAATACATATCCCTCATCTGTATAACAGATAAGTGTCATCTTTTTCTTGTATTTTTTGTATTTTTTGTAAACATATGCTGCTAGAGTTAACCAAGTTTGTTCGAAAACAAAATGATCCTTTATGGCTGGATACAGAGTTTTGATAATAATCTCTTTAACATCAGATGGAAGTGGATCTTTCTTACCGATTGTACTTTCATTAGTTCCAACATACCAAGCATCTAGATCAGAATCTTCGTTCATTTGATCCCAAGCAGCAATATGCCCTTTATGTGGAGGATTAAATCTACCGAACATGATACCAACAGTAAAAGATTCTGCTGCTTCTTCCACAGATTTCTGTTTTGCGATTAAACCTTCCATACCAGATAAGATAAATCTACCAGTTATTTTCAGTATCTGGCCATTCTTTCGTTTAATCATCAATCCTTCTTGATCAGATCCTTTTCCTAATTCAGATCTAACAGAGTTCATGATAACATCACCAAGATAGATTGTCGCATAATAGAGTATATAATCTCTAATTTGTGATTCAGTTAACCCAGTTTTATCGCCTGCATCAACTTCTTTATATTCTTTCTTTGTGAAGATAATTGCTCTACCGTTCTTCTTTGGAATATCTTCGATACCCAAAATCCAGTTCTTAAGAGATTTAGTTACACCATTAAGTGTTAGAGTACGTGCCAGAACTGGTTCCAAGTTAATATCAACACTCTTCTTAACTTCGGGATTACCTAATACAACGAATTCTTTCTTTTGTAAGATCTTAGTTAGAGCCTTAGCATAGGCATTGATATCATCTACATTGTATGGGTAATCTGAAATCTCTCTCTTTTTAAGACCAGTTTTCTTTACAATTTCATCTTTAACTGTGATTAATCTGAGTCCATGAATAGCAATAAAATTCTTGATATCATACTTAACAAGATTAACTTGATAATTATCAACATACTCAACATTCAGAATAAGATTTGAATTTTGGATCAAACCTAATTTCTTTAGATGATTCATTGTTGAACCAATTGTTGGATTCAATAAATCTAGAAGAATCTTTGCTTTCTGCGTTAAACCAGGATTCATTCCTCTGGCTTCTAGTTTATCAACGGTGATTCCTTCAACATCTAGTGGATCTTGAGTTCCACGATCTAGAGCAAATTCATATTGTCCGGAGGCATTCTTGACAATTCTAACAGATAGATTAATTCCATCTAATTTAACCCAAGCAGATCCGGGTTTACCTGCAGAACCTTGCTCTACATAATCAACTACTTCATCAAATAGATCTAAGAATTCTTTACCATTATCAGCAATTTCGAAGGGGTGTAAAACGTGGCCCCCTGCTCCACCTTCTTGTAATAGAGAAGAATTGAATGGCGAAATCATCTTTGTTCCTTTGAGTTCAATTTAAGTTGTTGAGAAAGATCAATTTCGAATACCTTAGATTTCTTGGCATCTCTAATTATATTTTCGATTTGTCTTTTGAGATTTCTTTTATCTGTATCTTTCAGCTTAATACTTTCCAACAAATCATCCAGAATTTTTTCAGCTTGTTTTGGATCCGTGTATTGATCAATCTTTATTGCCATTTAAATTATCTCCAACAGTATTTATAAAAAAAGAAAAAGGGGACCGAAGTCCCCTTTATTTTCTATTTCACCTAATACTAAAATCTTCGCATAATATCTAAACATTCTACAATAGGATTGTCGTAATGTTCAGAGAACGAATTTGTCGTATAGATCTTCTCAAAGTATTTCGATAATTCATCAAATCCCTTAGAGAAAATTCCATGTGTTACATATAACCGAAGTTTAGGAGCAGACAGCAGCTGGGCGATTCCTAAAAAT